GATTTATATTCTTCCTTGCGATAGAGAATAGGCCAGTCGGTAACAGTATCCTTACTCCCCATCGATTTCCTCGTCATCATTTACAAGCCATGATTGCAATCGCTCGAATGATTCCTCTGTAAGTCGTACTTCGGTTGGTGCGCCAAGCAACAATCGAATGGCAACCAAGAGACTACATCCGCCGATGACGAACTCGATTTGGGACGAGGAGAAGTTGAGATATAATATTGCTAGGGTAAGGGCTATTGTGCATGCCACAATTTTAACCGCTTTACCTGAATTGAATACCTCAACATACTTTAGGTCCAATCGCGCATCGAGTAACGAACGTGCCACGCCGGCGTCGGCATCGGTATTGTTGTCTTCCATCGGTCTAACCTCTATCTGAAATATTTCAAGTCGAACGGCTGATCCAGTAGACCCGGAAACGCCCCGTTGACGACAGCTTTCGTGCAGCGATAGGTACTGGGGAATTTGCCATCTTTCAGTGCCATTACAATCGCCACTTCATCACCATGAAGTCGTTCCAGTAATTGCTGAAACAATTGTTCGCGCCGACGCGGCAATACAGGTGACCCGTCTTTGACGAATAGGTAGAGTATACGAAGTTCGCGCATCAAATGTGAGGGCGTCAATCCGATGGGGCCTGGATCTTGTTTGAATGGTGGAGCGCCCGGCGGTAAATCCCATTCAACCTCTGCGTGAGCCATGGCCAATAGATACGTCAGGCCTGTTGAATGGTGCTTTTGCAGCCACGCAACTTTATCCGTGGTTTTAGTTAGTGTCTTCTGGTGTGTGAGAATCTCACCAAGCTGTCGTGCTTTCATTGTGATACCTCGGGCGGTGATGCCGCAAGCAGACGGCAAATGTTGCTAAGTGCTTCAACGGCAATTGACATTTCGTTCTCGCAGTCGACGGTCCAGTGTGATGACTCTTTATAGTACTTCAGTAATTGACGACAGGCAGTCAGTGTGTGTTGCCGATATTGTACATGTCGTTCCTCGGGTGTGGGGTTCGTGTTCTTCGACTCGATTGACGCCAATCGTTTGTTTCGTGCTTCTCGTGTTTCGAACGGTACAATTACGCCAGGCATTATTCAATCACCAACTTTTCGACTGGCACGCCTTTCTTAATGGCCGACTGTAGCAGCGACTCCCACGTAGGAATTCGCCCTTCAAACGAATAGAACTGCTGATAGTAATTGCTCTGCGCTCGCAACGTATATTCCGTATGCTTGCTCTTGTAGGTGTCTAACGCCTCTCGCATACGCTTGACAGTATTAAGGATCATGGCCTCTGGGCGTTCATCGTAGGAGAACATCCACGACCATTCCGCACACGTCTCCGGCAGCGCCCCGTAATTGCTGGTGATGACGAGACAGCCTGCCATCATAGCTTCTTGCACCGCCATACAGGAGGTTTCCGCATACACTGAAGGGTAGACAAACACATGCGCTTCGTCCAACGCTTGACGCACGTCTGCATTCGGCTGTGTGCCGTGGTAAATGATATTCGGATTCTTTCTAAGAATATCATACAGCGGTTCGAACTCTTTGTCCTGTTCGTGCCATCCGTAAATATTCAACGACGAATACACGTGGAGTTCCCAATCCTCACGTTCTTTCGCCAGTACCTCGGCCGCGGCACCAAGAATGGCGAGTCCTCGATGTGGGGTTGAGGTATAGATGAACTTGAGCTTGCCGTCGTAGGGTTTGGGAAAAACCGATTCACGAAAGGGCACTCCATTCTTAATGACGACGCCTTCGTTATATGGAAGACCGAGATACATATTATACTGCTGTTGCTGCCAGTTGGACGCGAACACGATGTGATTAAACTTTGTGCGATAACTTGGATCTTTCAGCACAGCGGATGCGGGGTCCTGCGGCAAATCCTGGCACCAAAGTATGCGCGGCTTGTCCTCAAAGGTATATGACTCAGGACGCGACATCATAATCTGCACCTGACTGGTCAGTACAGGCAGCGCCTCTTGCAGATTGGCGAGAATGAGTTCGGTGCCGCCGAGGGGTTTGCTTGTCGTGGTCACATCAGACATAGTTATTCACTATCCTTTGGAGTATTGATTTTTGGCATTATATCCCGTAACGACGAAATTGCTTTTCGCGACTTGGCGCGTATGCGGGCCGCCGCATTGAGGACAGCGAGAGTCTTCAGAATTTTGGAAGGTTTGAAAAGCCAATTCACGAGTGGTTTGACAACGTTCACAATAAAAATCCCATCGCGGCATGTTGCATAATTTTAACGAGTTATCGTAATATTTATATGGTGGAGCCCCTACGAGGATTTGAACCTCGACCTTCACCCACGACCGGCGCCAGATTAAAAGGGTGCTGCTCTAACCACAGAGCTATAGGGGCTTGTTAAATACTAAAACGTCACAGTGATAAGCCCACCGACACGATTAACCGAGGTACCCGTTGTTGTTCCGACGTACGGAGAAATCCAGATATTGGTGAGAGGATGTTTATCACTCATGATCGTGCCGAGGTTCAAAGAGACGGGTAGCACGCCGAAGCTCGTTTCGGTATAGTCATGTGCAACCACGGGTGTAGCGAGGGCCCACCGCGTCCTCTCCGTGCTGCGATTGGTGCCTCGCTTCAGCCAGGGCATCCCGATGAATGCTGTGAGTGACGATTCGCCGCCGCTAGTGCCCATGACGTGCCCCATACCTCCCTGCACTCCAATTTTGACGTACCAATGTGCAGGCGAGGCCGTAGCCGCAATCGTTGTTGTCTCAGTGACAGGAATGGGTGTGCGTGTCTCACCCGGGCCGATTTCGAACAAACGAATTAGATTGGTCGGCACATTATCCTCGTTGCGCCCTGTGGTATTCAGAATCAAAAATTTTTGCGACAACGTATATTCTGCCTCTGTGCCTTCAGCGAGAAAATTCAGCCGGAAGTCCTTAAACGATACGCGGGACTGAAGAGGTGGTGGCGCCTCTAGGAGACCGCCTGCGGCCGGCCAGATAGGGCCGAGAGTGTCGATGGGAATATACCCCAACAAGGATTCACTTGGCGGCGTTTCGATGGGTGTTACAACAACATCGCCGCGACCTTCTGAAGTCACTGCCGCAAGCGACACCGACAACTCCTCCACCAGCACTTTGAGCCCTTCGTTCTCTGCGAGAAGATCATTCGCAGGATTCCCGTAGACCGAGTCGAGATAACCATCAACGACTTCGGTTGTCAGTTGCCCCACGGGCACTTGAATGGTAGCGACATTTGGCGCAGGGTAGTCGATGCTGAAAACTGACGTTGCCTCATCTATCCCACTCAGACGCCCTGCTGCAAAGACGAGCCCCGAGACAGCAATCGCCCCCACAATTTTCACAACACGCCGAGACGGCATTGCAATAGACATACCCACTCCAATTCTCTTATCTGTTACGTTTACGACTTCGTCTGGCGAGAAACTCGCGGCGGCGGTTCTTGCTCTTTAGATTTTGTTTGCCGACTTTCCGCAATTGTTGCCGTTTCTCACGCATGAGAATTTGGCGCAACCGAGACAGTTCCGCCGCTTTCAATTCCGCTTCCAACAGGAGTTCATCTGGAGAGCGTTGCGGTGTCGTTTCAGCCAGCGCGTCGGTTGAAGTTGTACTCACGTTTATGTTTGTTTCTGTCATATCTTTGACCTCATAATCACCGAATCTATCGGCATCCACGGAGTGCCCATCCACGAGGGGTCGCTCGCCGTGTGTATCTCCGTAGCCTCCTCGCGAGATATTGGTAAAGTATGTTTTGGACCTGCGGTAACACCCATGAATTTCTGCTGCCACTCCTCCGTGTCCGGCTGCATGCTCACGACTTTTTCTGCCTCCTCTGCTGTTTTGCTTTCCACCAAGTATCGCATGCGAAACGTGTGTTGTGTTTCCACAACAAAGAGTCGCGCCGGCGGCGTTGTACTCGCCTTTGGGTCTGTTTCTGTCATAAGTAATTATACCACGTTATTGTACTGGGAGCAATTCAGTCTGCACCTCATGTGCCTTGGCGACCGATTCAAGTGCGTTGGTAAGCTGACTATTGATAGCTATAAGCGTTTCCTCATGTCTGTGCGCTTCGTAGAGGAAGACACCAATCATGGCAAAGCATATGACCCACGGACCAAACTTATTGACGACTGTTTCAAATACGACTAGCATTGTGAATGTCCCTTTTATGTTATGATTTTGGCTTAATTGCCATACGACATGTGCTGCAACAATTGTTCTGCCGGCATCTGGCGATTCATTGCGAGGTCATAATCGCCAGTGAACATAATATATTCACGAAGTCGCCGGTTAACGAGTACCCGATTGCGTTGACTCTGTGTGGTGGCCGTCATCAAGAAGTCTCTTACATCGACAGCGCGACCCTGGTCGACTTTTCGCACGATGGACGTATTCACGCGCCCCGTATTCCACGCGACACTAACCAACGCATCAAACATCGATGATGTCAGTGGCGCACAGGTGCTTTGTGTTACGATGTGTGCGTATGACACCAACTGTGCATCAAACTCATCCTCGACATCTGCCTCCGTTGGAGAATCTGGATAGGTGCGGGTGACTGGCATGTCTTGCCAGGTGTGCATGCCATATCCGATGGCGTATCCGTTACGGTCATAATACGGGTCCAGTTGCAGCCCCTCGTGTTGTCGAATAAAGGCTTTCCCCCGTTCGCTGATCTGTTCGGGTCGTGGGCCGCACTTTTCTTTCTCCTCGTGGCGAACCCGGTCTGACCGCTCGGTCACTCTTTCCGCTGTTACGTGAGCAACTACCGTCATTAACGTTTGAACGGACTCGACGTTTCTGACAACAACTATGGCGTTTGCCATTTCAATTGCCATTATAATGCTTACACTCAACACCAATGCAGCAACGATTACGTAACCGGCGCCACGCATAGAACCTCCTTTAAGAAGATAATGTAATTATACTTGATACGAGTCAGATTGTCAAGAGCCGCTGTCAGCAGCGTGCCTGGCAATCCAATACGCATCGGCTATGTCGGAGAGTGGCGATTTCGCAAATGATGCCGTCTTGGCGGTCCGTGGAAAAAATACGGGGCACCAGGCTTTTGCGTGTGGGTATTCTTTAAGAAAAGCGTGAGTCATTTTCGGTTTGTCGGCATTACCTTTTCCTGTCGCAAACTTCTTGATCACGGTCGGTGGAGTCGTGGTGATGGTATAGCGTTGTTGACGCAGTAGATACTTCAGAATGCCCGTATGTTCTCCAATATGAAATACGCGCCCGGTCGCGCTGAACGCATAGTCTTCAAGGGCGACGGTCCGAATGTCTGGCCATTGTGCCAGCCATGCGATAACGGATTGTGCGATAAACTCTGCGCGGGCCATCATCTCTGTGTTTGAGATGACGACGGTGGTTAGTGCCGGAAGTGCAGAATAGGTGCGTGCGTGTGCCATCCAGAACTGTGGAGTCTCGCCATAGGCGCACATCGCCGGGCACGACATTGAGTAATCTATCCCAATATTCATTCGTCGTCGTCGTCGTCGTCCTCACCAAAATCTTCACTCAGCAAATTGCCGGTGTTGATATCATCATACGAAAGCAGCACCCCGTCACCGCAGAAAGGGCAGTACTGCACCGTATCTGCATCTGCGCTGAAGACGACACAGACGTTTGCACAGTTACTACATTCGATTGACGCCGATTGTTTTGCCATTATTTTGTCCTTTTGTGTGTGAGCTATTTAGCACTTCCCCGCGAGGAAATGTCGACCAGGTCACAAGCGCCTGCGGTACAGGCCAATTCCTGGCTGCCGGTGGTGGTGTCCAACGTCTCATACGCCGCCAGTTTAGTCCAATCCACCTTCGCCGGCACCTTCTTCGCCCACTCCTCATATTCGTCTTTGGTGCAATCAATATAGGGTGCCTGTTTATAGATGTGTTCCAGATTCGGCAAGAACGCAAGCCCAGAAACCGTATCGAAGTGTCGGTAGATCCACGCGCCCACGTCTAACCACTCCTCTTCCTGCACATAGATGGTCGCGCTCGGTTTATGTTCACACCAATGATTTTGATACAGACGCCAGAATTCTAGTTGTTCAATCGCGGTGCGTTCATTGCGGGTGACTGCGCCCTTCGGGGCTTTCTGTGGAAAATAGAATACCCACGTATTGTCAGGGCGCGTAACATCGGATTCCGCATAGAACCCTGCCTCGATCATAAACTTCGCCAACGGGTCTTGCTTGTCTGCGCGGACGGTGCGAACATAATACTTGGCGTGCCGTGCGTGAATGCCTGATGCGGAGTCTACAAGGTTGCTCACGGTGCCCGATGGTTTCACACAGGTCACCGACGCCGACTCTGGAATCTTCAACTCCTCCGCGAACTCTTTGTTGGTCGCGACCGCCACCTTACGTAACGTGTCTAGACGTTTTTCCAATCCCGGCTCAGTGCCATTCGTCATGACACTATCCATGATGCCCGTGAGCGAGACACCTAACAATCGTTCTTCCTTACAATTCTTCGTCCACTCTTTGGAGATATACTTGAAGGTAGTGAGTGTGGACTGAAAGGTGCCGAGAATGGTAGCCAATCGAACTTTCTGTTTTAGTGACGCCAGCGTATCTTGTTCGCGCACCACAACTTCACTGAGATTACAGAATTCTCGATTACGTAGAATAATTTCTGAACAGGGATTGGTTCCAAAATCGTGGTCGGGGTCTCGTCGCTCCGTCTTCTTGGCTTGTGCCCGCGCCCCATAGCGCGAGAACACGCCGCGTTCTCCCGACTTGGATTCGTAGAGCGACTTCCATTCGTCGATGAATGTGCCCAGCGTCGGCCGCTCGCGCTGGGCGACATAGGAATTGTTGGACAACGCCCGCTGCGAATTCATGCCCCACCATTCACCGTTCTTGGCGCCGCGCATCCTATCGTCATGAATGTCCGACAGTGATATGAGCGCACTCCGACGCACCCCGCCGACGACGACAACCTCCGCGATTTTACATGTGATGTCATGACACTCTAACGTGGTCAATCGACGCCCGAGGGCATTCCTGAAGGTGCGCACACAAAACTTGAACAGTTCAACCAACGGTTCGGGTCCACTGGCGCGTCCACCAAAGGTCTTCAATGGCGAACCAGCGGGCCGCACTCGCGACATATCCCATGACGGCACTTGTCCGACATAGAGCATCGCAATCAATTCTTTGAGCGCCTTGGCCCAACCTAGTTTGCTGTCGGACACATGAATTACGGTATCGGTGTCGTGGATATCCTCAGACACACGCGGCAGTTGTTCTACATATTGCGTCTCTACGCTGAAGCCGACGCCGGTGCCGTTCATCAGTACATACAGAATCTCGTCAAAGGCCCGTGGAGAATCTATTGCGATGTACGAACAATTATAACCCGCGACATTTTCTCGTGAGAGTGCCTCACCCGCTGTCATGAGGCACCGCATACTGGGCATGATCTTTAGCGCCAGCACCGCACCCTCCAGTTCCTTGCGCAATTCGGGGGTCAGCGTATATTGGTGTTGCTCTTTGAGATGTATAGCAAAGAAATCAAAGTACCGTTTGACGGTCTCTGGCCATGTCTCGCGTCGATTCTCTTCTTCGATCCAACGGGCATATCGCGAGAGATGAATAAATTTCTGATATTCGTTCATGGGATCTATATAGTCCACTGACGGTACTCTAATTCTGCGGCCAATCCGCGATACGTATGCTTCGATAATAATGTTCCAACGTCGTGCCCCGCAGCGACCATATCGTTCAAATCTTTCGGAAGCGCCCGCGGCCAAATGACGACCCGTTCGCCTGCTTTGATGGCGCGTCGTAGTTGTTTGGTGATCTGTTTATTGCGTGGTTCATTATCCCATACTAACACACGATTGTCTACCGTCATTCCCGATTCGTGGAGTCGTTCCAACCCACCCAGAATATCCGACCCGCACATGGCAATCGCATTCGGTACGCAGAGCGCGTCGAGCGGTCCCTCGACACAATAGGTCGGCGCAGCCCGGTCACACGCATCCAAACCAAAGACGCGCAACTGATCATGCCCCCAGCGGAACGTCAGGTATTCTTTGCGCGTCAGTAATCGCATTTGCGCCCCATACCATTCGTGATTTGCCAGTCGCAGAGGAATCACCAGATACGGCAAGCCGTCGTTGATCGCCCCCGCCTTCTTCTCCCCAACGAGTGACGCCAACCACGTATGCCCCCGCAATGTGCCATACAACCGCGTGAGCGCAGAGTCCGGTAACTGTCGCGCAGACACATAGTCACGCACCGACTCTAGTGACGTGTCCAGCGATGCGGATGAGAGTTGATCAACACCCGCAAAGAGAATAGGAAGTCGCTTAGAGATGGTAGGAGGAGGTGTGGCGACAACGGTTGGCGTCTGTGTGCGGAAGTTCTCAATGATGTATTCGTTGAATAACGGCCGCGACAGACGCCTGAGAAAGGCACTAAACGGGAGCGCGAGATCACAGTTATGACATTTATAGATAATCGTTTGTCGATTGGGAAAGGTGTAGCCGCGGGCCTTGAGTTTATTGCGGGCGGAATCGCCGCAGAAGGGGCACCGAAAGCGACTCTTCTGCGGCGCAAGATACCTAAACTGGTCGAGTTGCCCAGAAATTAGGCGGAGATATTTGTCATCGCACCATAGTGACATACCCAACATTATACCACATTTTTAGTTCCTCCGTTGTCGGAGGTACTCTATTGCGATTGCAACTATAGACACGCCGGCGAGTGTCCCACCCTCTCCATTTATCACCCAATCAAAGGATGTTGAGTTCTGAAGTTGTAGGAGTAACAGTGTCGCGCAAATCACTACGACATGCGCCAATCCCCAGATAGGATGGTCGGGTTTCTGACTCATGATGTGGATGGCTTCGGCTTTGGCGACTCCTTTACCTCCGGCTCATCCGTACCTTCTGGTGGAAGTGCCTTTCCGACAATCTGAACGGCTGCCTGTATCTGGATATGGGCAGCCCTATCGATGCCGGGCCCGCTAAGTTTTGCAAGCCACTGATCGATAGCGTTCAGAGCTTCATGAGGGGTTGCCTGGCGTGGAGTGTCTTCTGCCATTATCTTTCTCCTGTTCATTATGTAACATTATGTTACTACCTTGGTGCCGTCAGCATCAAACGGAGGAAATAATTGGAAAGTGCAAACAACGCTACGCCAGCGCCGCCAACAATAAACCACCGCCAACGTTCTAACACCGATACGCGCTTATCGAGCGCACTCATTTTCGCTTCAAAACGATCACCTAATTTATCAATATGTTTTGCGATGTTTTTCCCTTCGGATTCGATTTTGTCGTACAAATTGTTTTCCACCGTTGATATTCTTTCGTGTAAGAATTGGTCGCCCGCGGCCGAGGCCTCGGCTGCCGTTTCGAATCGGCTCGAAAGTTCGTCAACTCGCCTAACCAATTGACTTGCATTATCGAACGTCAGCCGTTTTTCGGCGCTGCGTTTCGGTTTCTCTGGCTCGGTCGATGGCATGCGTTCTTCTCTGTATTATATTTAGAAGAAATTATTTTGTGGTAATTAGCCCAGTCCGTCAGTACAAAAGCCTTGTGTAATAGACGGCTAACGGATCAAGTGCGGTTTTATTTTGATACACGATGTTCCCGCTCTCGTAATAGATATTGATCGTCGTGGCGTTGTCTTTCGAGGCAGAGTACACGGAGTTCCCAGCCAACTTAGTCAGGGT